GGGCAAAATCGTGCGTCTATTGAACATCTTGTTGAGGGGAACAACCTGCGTGATGAAAACGTTCAAAAAGAACTAATCAAAGAGCATTTGAAAGACCAAATAATTTCGGACGATGTTCTTGGAGAAATTTACTCTTTGAATTCTAAATACAATAGAGAGGTAGAGGCAAATGAGGAAGTTACTCGTAACGTCCACTGGAAAGTAAAACGGCTAAAGTGGAGCAACCTTTTCAACTATGGAGAGGACAATGAAATTGACTTCACAAAAATCCAAGGTACTACAGGCATCTTTGGCAAGAACTTTTCTGGCAAGTCAAGTATTATTGATAGTTTACTGTTTGCGATTTACAACAGCACTTCTAAAAGCATTCGAAAAAACTACCACATTATCAACCAAAACAAGCAGAGCGCATCTTGCGTCGTGGAAATTCAAGTTGACAATCGACTCTATTTCATTGATCGCACATTATCAAAGTATACCAAAAAGCTCAGGGGTGAGGTATCGGAAGAGGCGAAGTCAACGGTTGATTTTTCCTACATCGACCTATCGACGCAAGAGAAAGTTATCCTCAACGGCATTGACGGCAATGAAACGAACAAAGCAATTCGTAAGGTCTTTGGTACAATAGAAGATTTTTTTGTAACTTCAATGTCTTCTCAGATGGGAGCGCTGAGTTTCATCAATGAAGGATCAACTCGTCGTAAAGAAATTATTGCCAAGTTCTTAGATCTAGAGATCTTTGAGTCAAAGTACAAACTTGCAAAAGAAGAGTCCGCTATGGTAAAAGCAGGCTTGCGTAGGCTTGAGGGCAAAGATTTTGACAGCGAGATGCTAGAAAGCAAAACAAAGCTGGTCGAGAATGAAAACCAAGTCACAAACAAAAAGAAAGAAATAGAAGTTCTAAAGAATAAGTTATCCGCTACAACTTCGGAGGTTTGTTCTCTTGAAGAAAAAATTTCTCGTATTGACTCAGAAAACATCGACAAAGCAGATGTAGAAAAACAATACGAAGAAGTTAGCAAGTCCATTGGGGATCTTGAGCAAAGCAACCTTCAACTCGGACAAAAGAACTCTGAGGCTATAGAATACATCAAGAAGGCAGAAGAATTTATAAAAGGCTTCAGTGTTGAAGAAATGAAAGCCAAGAAGTCCATTCTTCTTGCCGACAAAGAAGTATTGGCTTCAGTAACATCTAAGCTGTCAGAGCAGCGAAAGATCTTATCCATCTACAAAAGCCAAGCAGAAGTGCTGGATAAAGTTCCCTGTGGCTCTTCTTATCTAGATTCGTGCGACTTTATCAAAGAAGCTAATGAGTATTTGCAAAAAATAAATGTTGTCGAGTTGGCTATTGCAGATGATGAGCAGCGTTCTTTGATGCTCAATAACAAAATAGAAACGCTTAATGAAGCAAAAATAGAACAGTATCTAGCGAAGTATCAGCAGCTTCTTGATAAGAAAAATGTAGAAGAAAAAACTCTTGCAGCTAACCAGTTAACTATTGAGAAAAATAAAGCCGCGATTCTGTCTCTGTCAGAAAAACGTGTATCTTTTTCTGACAAATTAAAGTTTTATGAAGAACACAAAGACATTATCGAAAACATGAAATGTCTCATTCAAGAGGTCAACGACAAGAAAAAAGAAATAGAAGTTATCAATTCATCAATAAAAGATAGCGAGAACGAGCTAATGAAGCTGTATAAAGAACACGGCTCATTAGAACAAAAGATCGAGAACATAAAAAATAGCGAAACAGAGAAGCAGACACTACAGCGTCAGTATGTTGCCTATGAATTATTTATGCGCTGTATGCACAACAATGGTATTGCTTTTGATCTAATTAAGCGAAGTTTACCACTAGTTAATCAAGAGATAGCAAAAGTTCTATCTAACATTGTAGAGTTTGAGGTGTATTTTGAGAACACGGATAATAAGCTGGATATTTTTATCAAACATCCTAAGTACGACGCCAGACCACTTGAAAACGGGTCAGGCGCAGAAAAAACTCTTGCCGCTATGGCAATACGTATCGCGCTGTTGAACATTTCTAACATGCCAAAGCCAAACATGTTTATCTTAGACGAACCGGGAACCGCATTAGACGCAGAAAACATGGAAGGGTTTGTAAGAATTCTTGAGCTTATCAAAGGTTATTTTGATATTACGATACTAATTACTCACATAGATGCGTTGAAAGATTCTGTCGATACAACCATTGAAATTTCAAAAGCTAACGGCTATGCCCAAATAAAACACTAATAAAAAGGAGGTGATGAAACATGGCTACTGCTCCAAAGAAACCAACTAAAGTTCCTGCAAAGAACCCCGGTCCAAATGAAAAGTCCGGAGGCAAAATGAAGCCCGCAAAAGGCAAATAAGTTTTATAGCTTGAATCCCCTGTAAGAACTATTTATCTTACAGGGGATTTTTCATTTAATGAACATAAAATCTATGATACTATTAGAAATGTGTAAGGCGCTTGGAGTTCCCTATGCGTATCCTATTCCTCTATCATCTGAAGAGGAAATGCCCCCTGATGATAATGAGTGCGAAGAAGATGTCGAGCTTGTTTCAATAAAAGATTATCCCTATGATCATGTAGCGGACGGCGCTGAATACCTTATGAACTATCAAATTTTTGGTGAACATGAAAGAAAAAGATCCTAATTTCGTACCAAAACTTGAAAAAGCCATAGAACAAAAGTATGGAGAAATTGCCACAAGAAACCCTTCTTACTTTTGGAACGAAGATAAAGAGAAAGAGTATCTTCAACAATTAAAAATAGAAGCAGAAAAACCTGCTGAATACACAACTATTCAGGACGAAGGGTTTTTTATCAAAAAGAAACTATTTATGAAAGCATCCCAAAGAACGTGTCCTCAATGTGGCAAGTATTCTTTTGAGGTGAAAGACGATCTTTACATGAATAAATACAGTACTTGCTTCAAATGCTATGTACTCTACGTTGAGGGAAGAGAAGAAAAATGGCTGAACAAAATGGCGTAACAACTTATGAAATAGTCAAAGCTTTATCTCAGGCTGCATCAGTTTATGATGGCGCTCATGATAAAGAAGGCAAACCAGTTAGCGTAGGTCTAAAAAGAGAAGAGGGAAACCCCATTTTAGATCATCGCTGCATGGATGGTTTCAAGGTAAAGTTTGGCGGTAACTATATGACGGTTCTTTATCATACCGAGCCTTTGCTACAAGATATACATAAGATGGGCGTCGAGAAGTATGAAAGCGAGATCGAAGGTCATATCAAAGACGTTATAAGTTTTATCAAGAAAGATTATAAAAACTACACAAAAGGAAGCGTTACGCTAACTCAAGAAGGTGAAACAGACATTCTTATTGAACCTATCTCTAGAGTTCGCACAAGTGTCAGAGCTGTTGCTAAATTCAAGATAGGCGGTCTAAAAGACATGGACGAAATGCCCGGTCAAAGACCAGAAAGAGATGACATAAAGAAGCACAATGAGCTTGGTGGTCTTGGAAGTAAAAGACCCTCAAACGATTCAAGAAAGAAAGATGAACAATAATGCATGGAAAACTTGTTTACCAAAGAAGACATAAAGAGAGAAATTTTACGTTGCGGTAAAGATCCGGCTTATTTTATTAGTAATTTTGCAAGAATTTCCCACCCTATTCACGGGTCTATTCCGTTTACTCTCTTTCCTTTCCAACAACAAATAGTTAAAGACTTTGTTGCCCATCGCTTTGTTGTGGTCAACAAAGGTCGCCAGTTAGGTCTATCTACAACTGCCGCAGGCTATGTTGCTTGGCTTATGCTTTTTTACAGAGAAAAAAGCATTCTTGTTGTGGCGACAAAGCTTGCAACTGCTGCCAACTTAGTTCGCAAGGTAAAGTCTATTATCAAAAATTTGCCTCCTTGGCTGGTTGTTTCTAAAATAAAATTTGACAATAGAAACTCATTTGAATTAGATAATGGTTCATGGGTCAAGGCATCCTCAACTTCAGGAGACGCCGGTCGTTCTGAAGCTCTTTCTTTGTTGGTGGTTGACGAAGCTGCACACATTGAAAACATGGAAGAGATGTGGGCTGCTCTTTACCCCACCCTATCAACTGGTGGTCGCTGTATCGCTATCTCAACTCCTCTTGGTGTAGGTAATTGGTTTCACAGAACTTATACAGAAGCCGAGGCAAGTAAAAACGATTTCTATCCAGTAAAGCTTTTCTGGAATGTTCACCCAGACAGAGATCAGGCATGGTTCGATAAAGAAACAAAAAACATGTCTGAAAGACAAATAGCTCAAGAGCTTGAGTGTTCTTTCAATGCATCTGGCGATACAGTCATCGCCGGTAGAGATATAGAAAGACTACATAACCAAACCACAGAGCCAAAATATAAAACAGGTTTTGACAGAAACTTTTGGATTTGGGAAAGCTACGATCCAAGCAAAAAATATATGTTGGTCGCTGACGTTGCGAGAGGTGACGGATCTGACTTTTCTACCTTTCATATTTTCAACATAGAAACCATGGAACAGGTAGCTGAATACCACGGTAAGCTTCCTCTTGATGAATTTGCAAGGCATCTTTTTGATGCTGGTAAAGAGTATGGAGGCTGTCTAGCTGTCGTAGAAAATAACTCATTTGGTGTCGGTGTAGCAAATAAAATAAAAGAGCTTGGTTATCCAAACGTATTTTATTCCAACAAAAATAATGAATACATTGATCAAATGATAGCCGAGGGTCTTTCGATAAATTCGCCCGGTGTTTATGTCTCTGTAAAAACAAGACCTTTGATTATTGCAAAGTTCGAAGAATTTATAAGAAATAATTTTCTAAAAATAAATTCAATACGTCTGGTGAATGAATTAAAAACATTTGTCTGGAATCATGGTAAAGCAGAAGCAATGCGCTCTTACAACGACGACTTGGTTATGCCTTGTGCAATTGCGTGTTGGGTGCGAGATACTGCTATACAAAATAATATAAAAGATTTACAATACAGAACTGCGATTTTAAGTTCTATGTCTGTATCGTCAAAAAACTTTGATACAAAAATCTCTGGTATGTTTGGTTATAAACCAGCAAAAGATAGTTTAGCAGCTAAGTATTCAGAGTATCAGGAACATTCTTGGATTTTGAGGAGATAATAAATGGCTGATAATAGAAGTAACCCTAAGAACAACTTGTCTCCTTTGTTTAAAAAGCTAACAAAGCTTTTCTCTGGTCCTATTGTAAGTTACAATCAACAATACCAAAGAGCATTTAAGAGAAATCAATTAGATAAGTTTGCTTCTAAGTTTAATTCTTTAGCTGGCTTTGATCTAAAAAAGACAACTTACAATCCATTTGATGCCATGAGAACAAACCTTATGGCAAATCAAAATAGAGGCGAAAGATACAGCGACTTTGATCAAATGGAGTTTTACCCAATACTTGCATCTGCTCTAGACATTTATGCAGACGAGATGACAACACATAGCGAACTCGCTCCGCTATTGAAAGTCAATTCTCACAACGAAGAAATAAAACAAATACTAGAAGTTTTCTTTCATGATGTAGTAAATGTTGATTCAAATTTATTTGGTTGGTGCCGTACAATGTGTAAGTATGGCGATTTCTTTTTGTATCTTGATGTAGATGATACCGTAGGTATTAAATCTGTTATTGGATTACCTCCAGAAGAAATAGAACGTTTAGAGGGTGAAGACGAAACAAACCCAAACTATGTTCAGTTTCAATGGAACTCTGGTGGCATGACATTCGAAAACTGGCAGCTTTGTCATTTTAGAATTTTAGGCAACGATAAGTTTGCTCCCTACGGAACTTCTGTTTTAGATCCAGCTAGAAGAATCTGGCGTCAACTTACCATGATGGAAGATGCGATGATGAGCTATCGTATCATCCGCGCACCAGATAGAAGAGTTTTCAAAATAGATGTTTCTGGTATTGCTCCTGAAGACATTGAGCAATTTATGCAGAAAACCATTACTCAGCTAAAGCGTCACCAAGTTGTTGATCCAGATACTGGTAGAGTTGATCTGCGTTACAATCCGATGAGCATAGAAGAGGATTATTACATTCCTGTTCGTGCTGGCTCCCAGTCTGATATTACAACATTACAGGGTCAAAACAATGCAACCGCAGTTGAGGATATAAACTATCTAAAAGAAAATCTTTA